GAGAAAAGAACTTAGTGAAGCGAGAGGGTGTCCACGCTAATCCTCTAAAAAAAATCACCATACGCGGGACGGGTTCCTCGATGGCTTGATGGGCCGGCGGCCTCGCCCGTAGTTGCCTGGACATGTTGGGGTCTTGCGCCCGTGGGCAGGGCGAAGGTTTGACAGCTCATTACTGCCACCATCAGCGAAGGGGATCACATGGTCCACCGTAAAGTCATCAGCACAGTCACGCCCACATAGATGGCAGGTAGTCCCATACATCTCCCTAACGTTGGCGCTGAGCCTCTGCCCAGCCCTTCCGCTTGGTCTAGTAGTCATGAGATAAGGGTAACCCCAACCAGTCCCCCTGACCCCAAACTCCCGTCATACTCTCGCCCACCGATGACTATGGCACGCCTAAGGCCCGCGCGTCCTAGGGACGTCGGGAGGCGTAGACCGTTGCTATTCATCGTCGACTACGAATAGCGCGGGCGGTCAGTACGCGGCTGACCTGGGGCGACGTAACGCGTAGAGGGCTGGGTAGCGTCGGGCTCCTCGATAACGACGTGGCGCTCTATGCGTTGTCGATGTCCTCCTGGGCGGCTTGTTTGCGTTCGGCTAGTAGCTGGGCCTTGCGGTCTTTTAGTTTCTGTTGCCATACGGCTAGGGCCATGTCCTCGGGGCGTTGGCCGATGAAAGGCGCGTGTTGCCAGTCGGGGTGACAGGACGGGCACATAGGCCCCGTGTCCCGCTCCGGGTGGCTGAGTGTGTGGACCATGGTGCGGCAGGATGGGCAGGGGCGGGCGTGCTCGGCTATGTCGAAGGTGACGCCCTCATGAAACCATTTCACCGGGCGGCCCCGTTGAATACGTCGGACGCGTGCCGCGCCTGGTCCAGTGTGGCGTATTCGGCGACGATGCGGTCAGTGACTAGGTCGATGACGGCCCAGCCTTGGAGCCAGTGGCGTATCGCATAACGCCTGGGCGCGGTCATAGTTGCGTGCCGGCTGGATGTGTCGGGGCGCGGTCAATGATCTCGGCCTCATAACCGTCCAGCGTTGCCTTGATGGCGATGTCTTGGATCATGGCTAGATCGTTAGTGTAGGAACGCAGGCACCTCAGCCCGTCCTTGCTTATTAGCAGCTCATAACGCTTATCAGCGCCATACTCTCGTTCAGTCATTTCGCCGCCTTCTGTTCGCGCCAGTAGTTCAGCCCTGCCGCCGTCATTTGTCGGACGGTTCGCTGGAGCCCAGTGGATCCAACGCGGGTGCGTGTTGTGTCCTCCAGGATGCCGTCGCGCTTTAGTTCCGAGCAGCGTGTGGAGTATTCGCTGGTCATGTTCAGGCCGGCGATCATCGCGGCCTCCTCATCGGTCAGCCCGTTTGGGTGTGCGGCGTGGGCCTCGATGATGCGGAGGCGGGCGCTCGTGGATTTGCTAGACGCGAAAAGGTCAGCCTGGCGGGATGTCAGTGGGTCACTGGTCCGGTGTTTGCGTTGGCGCGTGATCTTGACGACCTCAGCCGTGGGCCGCTGGGATGGTGGCGTCCACTCAAAATCTTCCGGGGCGATTTGCTTAGATACCCGGACCTTCACGTCGGACGCGGTGTAGCCGGCGGCGTCGCGTTTTTGCTCGAAACGATGCGCGGCGGATCGGGCGAATGTCCACGAGCTGAAAGGTCCAACGCTGGAAACCATCTCTAGGCCGCCGTCCAATGGCTCGATGATGAGGACGTGGTAGGCGCTCATTTGATCATGCCGTCGCGGCGGGCTACCTCAGCGTTCAGGTCGTCCAGGCAGTCGTCGTACCCGTTTTGGACACCGATCCAGTGGCAAAACCATCCGACGACGCTAAAGGCGCCCAGCAGTAGCAGAAAAGAGCCCACGTTTTGGAGCCAAGGGTAAAGGTTCATTTTGTCCTCCCAGACGGTTAGTGGTGCGTGGGTGAAACTACCATCACGTCACCCTTGGATGTCAACGACCTCGGGATCATCCGGCGTGGCGTGATCCACTTTTCCCACACCGAATAGCGGATTACCAGGGTCGAGCCATGAGAGCAGGGTGCGGAGCCCAGCGATGCCGGCGCCGAATAAGGCGGGCAGGAGCCAGTCATCGGACAGGGGTGCGATGGGGATTAGGGCGATGAAAGAGGCCACGAAGGTGATCAGGGCGGAGCGTAGTATCGGGTTCATAGTCCAGCCGTTTCTAGTCGTTGCGAGATGTCGTCTAGTTTCTTGTCCAGGTTTTCCAGTTGATCTAGGCGCCGGGATGCGGCGCGGGCCAGTTGCCATACCTTCCCTACTCCCACACCGATGGCGACCAGTGAGGCGATGATCGAGCCCGTCCAAATGATGCCCCCACCTAGGTCCTGGGTGTTGATTAGGACTAGAGGGGCACCGGCGGCGGTGGCTCCAATGGCGGACAGGATCGGGGTCATAGTGGCAGGGTTTTGCCGTTCAGCCATGACGCCCACCCTACGGGCACGGCGCCCCATTTGACGCGCGGCGTGTGTATGGACGTTTTCCCGACTAGGCCCTGGGTGGGCAAGTCTGATCCCCAGATTTCGCCCTCCCCATTAGATAGGGCCACGTGCCCATATTTGCCTATTCGCCAATACACCACGGCGCCCTTGGGCGGGTTATTGTCCCAGGCGTGCTTATGCCTAGCCGGTACTGCGGCCCAGTAGGTGTCCGCGTCCGCGTACATCCCGGGCAGGCCCCAGGCGGTGCGGACCGCCCGCAGGCATAGCCCACCGTAGCCGCGGGTGCGTAGAGCGGCGTTTCGTCGAAACCATCCAATGGCGCCGCGTCGGTTCCTCATTACAGGACCGCGATTATTTGATAGGCGCCACCGATGCTTGCGACGCCGATGTTTGCCACTCGAATAGTGACCGAGGCCGCGCTCACGGCCGATACCATACACACCGCGAGGCCGCCCGTGTTGGCCGTAGCCACGACCCTCGGAGCTGAGGCAAAATAGGACGCCGGAAAGGTGATCGTCTGCGTGGCGTCATTGCCGGGCGCGACCGTTCCGACTGTGCCAGTGGTGGCGTAAATAAAAGGCAGGGCGCCGTCGATGGCGTCGCCCAATGCTCGGATGGCCGAGGCGCCGTCTGCCACCCTGTCCGTGTTGTCTGGCGTTGGCCAGCCGTGTTCTGGGGTTGTTGCCATTTTGTTTTCCTATCCTGTCCAGTCAGCCCACGCGGTCACGGGGATGTTGTCGTAAAAGTAGTTTGCCGGGGTGTCTGTCCAACGGTCGAAACCCTCCGCGCCGTTGATCAGTTCGCCCACATTATCCCAGGTAAAACCCGGGTCGACGTTATTCCATAGGATGCCCACGTCCACGTCATCCCAGATGGTGCCGCGGCCCCAATAACGCCCATCCACTAGCTCTAGCTCGATCTGCCATTGTGACTGCGTGGCCCAGGTTTCCCGGTAGGACGTGATCACGGCGAAAAGAAAGTTTGGCACCGGCTGGGGTAAGCCCGTGATGAAACACACATCCCCAATAATGATTTCGGTCAATAGGTCCGGCCTGAGGCGCTGGTCGATCGTGACCGTGGGCAAGGTGTCGCCGGGCCGGGAGTTGCGGTAGATGTATTCATTAGCCACGTCTAGGGCGTCGCCGGCGTCGTCCAGTTCGGAGTCAAAATCTGCCCCGTAGTAGCCGAAAAACGACTGGCTATCGGGGCTCACGGCGCTAACCGTTGTGCGCTCCACACCGTCGATGCGTGTCCCGTAGCCCACTGTGATCTCGTTGACCAGGGTTTCCGTGGTCGCTGTGACCACTAGCGAGTCCTCGACGCTGGCCGGGCTCAGGGCAAACTCCGCGCCCACGTCCACCGCGTGGAAACGGTCCAAGTAGCGGATCGTGCCATCAGGTGAGTCGGTGAGCAAACCGAGGCCGGACGTGGCGTAAAGGCGGGCGAGGTCGCCGGCTGGCTGGCGGTCCACGTCACGGGCTAACACTGTGACGCCCCCGGGATCAGCACTGTATGGGGTGCCGGTTTGTTCCTCAGCTAGTGCCAGGATGCGGGCTAAGCGGTCCCCATCCGTTTCCGCTGGCCACGCCTCGTCCCCAATGTAAATACGGTTCAGGATCGCCAGGGGCCCGGACGCGGCGATGGTGGTGATGGAGCGGGTGACGCCTTCCCAGTCAACGCGGCGGGAATACACGCGGCCCGTGAAACGGGGGACGTAGCCGAGGCCGGTTTCGATGCTGTAAAGGTTGATGCGGTCGCCCGGTTTGATCTCGTCCTCGGTGGGCAGGTTCACGACCTGAAACGTACAGCTGGACGGGTCGCCGGATTGTTCGCCAACGCCGTACGGGCCACCCATTTGGATCTCGACATTGCGCAAAACGATGCTGTTAGGGATTTGAATATCGTTCACGGCGAGGACGAGGAGGGACATCAGCCACCGATCCTAAGGTTCCCACGGCGTGTGCTGTCGGTGTTCATGGCCCGGCGCACTGCGACACCGGCGGCGGCGGGGTCGATGGTGGATATGTTGATGACCGTGGTGCTGTTTGTGCGGTAGCTGTCGCGCTCGTCCTGTTGTTTGGACTGTCGTGGTGCGCGGGGAACGGGGACGCCGTTGACGACCTCGTTTAGCAGGTCGCTCAGGGGGCGCGGGTTATCTGGGCGGGTTCCTCGTAGGGCGGCGTATGCGACTGGGTTTGTGAACTTTAGAAAGTCCAGCCAGAGCGCATATTCCTTGGATTTGAAAAACGCGGCGATGGACTTGAACCCGATAATGGTGTCGTCAATACCGCCGGCGACTTTCACGAAGGCCTTGGCCAGTTCCTCTACTACGCCGGCGATGTCCTCTAATGTTTTTTTGCCCTCGGGTGAGGCGGCCCAGTCTGTAAAGTCCTGTAAATAGGGGAGAAGCAGGGTCCCCAAGTCCTCCTGTAAATCCTCAATACTTTCCGAGAAAAGTTTCAGCCCACCCTTGGTCGTGTTAGTGGCGGCAGTGTCGGCGCCTTTGTATTTGTTCGACAGGATTTGGAGCAGTTCCGCGCCCGTTTTGTTCTTGTTGGCCTGAGTGTTTAGTTCTGGAAAAAGTTTCTTTAGCGCCGTCGTCTGCCCGTTGGACGCCTTACCGATGGCCAGGGAAACTGTTTCTAACGGCTTCCCGGACGCCACCGATAGGTCCATGGCTGTCGTGAGTAAGCCCTGGGCCTCGGCCACGTCGCCCGTGGCGTTGGTCAGGTTCGCCAGTGCGGGGCGCAGTTGATCATCGGTGAAGGTCGATGACCGTTTGATCTCGTCCACCCACGCGACGATCTTGGGCGTGGAGTCGGCGAACGCGCCACCGGCCTTCTCGATGGCGGTTTGGAGGCGCCGGATGTCGGCCTCCTCCTCGGCGGCCTTTCTCACGCTGTCGATGATCACGGCGAAACCCGCGCCCACGGCAGCGCCGATACCGGCGCCGGCGATCTTTAGGCCCTTGCCGAAACCGTCAAACTTTTTTTTCGTTTTGTTTAGTTCTTTTCCGACCTGTTTCGCGTTGGCGAAAATGTTGATTCTCAGATTCGCGGGACTACCGGCCACGTGGTGCCCCTCTCACTTTTTCGACTGCTTTGTCTATTTCCGCAACGTAGCCGGGGAGCCACTGCGATTGTGTCATTACTGCGGCCCGCGAAATCCACGGGTTTTCCCGGATGCCACGGTCAGGCCATCCCCAATGGATCGGGTTAGCGTATGGCACCACTAGGGCCTTGCCACCGAGCACGCCGGCGCTGGTCTTTGTCACACTTTTCCGGAGTGACTTTTTCAGGGCACCGGAACGTACTGGCGCCCTGCGCTTGGCCTCCGCCAAAACGATCAGCGCGGCCTTCCCGCCGGCTTTTTTTAGGTCCTGTAAATCCTCGCCGGCTTGCTTCAGTTCGCGCTGGAGTTTGGCTAGGCCCTCGATTTCGACAGTTGCCGCGAGAGCCATGATCTACGGGGCGACGTATGGGGTGACTGTGACGGCGCCGATGATTTCCCACTCCGCGGTCGTGGTCAACCGTTCACCGACTACGCCACCGACCTCGATGGCCAGGATCTGGACGTCACCGGAATAGGTCGGGCCGACGGGGTCTGGAGTCCAACTGAACGGGATCGTGGCCATGTCTTGATCCCATGACAGGGCGATCAGGCCGGCGTCATTATCGAAATCTTGGATGGCCTCTAGGTTCAGGGTGTTGCGGCGGCGGTAGGTGGGTTGGATTTCGGAGCCGTCCAGGACCTCGATGCGGTCGCCGTCGGAGTCGTGCGATGGGGTGATGCGCACGTTTGTTGGCTGGGTGGCGTAAGAGTCGCCGTCCAGGGTTAGTTCGCCGGCGCGTACTCGGGAGTCAGTGATCGTCATTTCTAGTTTGACCTTTCCAGGGTGAGGGTTAGAGCTGGGGCACCGTCGCCGGTACTCCCGAGGGTGTAGGTGGATGGTTCGATGCTTGACGGGTCGAGCGCGTCCACCAAAATATCGAGCATGGAGTCCAGTGTGGCTAGTGCGTCAGCTGTGCCAGTGCCACCGGGCGCGACGATGTGGATTTGGTGGCGGATGTTGTAGTGCCCCATGGTGAGCCGGTCAATGCTGGGCGGGTCGATGACGACGCATGGCGGGTTCACGCTCATCGGGTCGTCCGTCACCCGGATGCCTAGGGCGTTGATTTCGTTCCACATTGCGCCCATGACCGTCGCGTAGGTTCCCATTACTCCACCTCGATCGGGCCGTCAACGGCTGGCGGGGTGTAGCGCCCGATGCGGAGCAGGCGGGCCACCTCGGGATCGGTCCTAGCTGAGATGACGCCACCCATGGAGTCAAAACCTGCCGCGCCTAATGGGGCGTTGCGACTGGAGTAAAGACGCCCAGCCAGCATGATGGCGCCGGTCCGCGTCCGGTAGTCCCACACTGTCGCGTCGACGTGTGACAGTGAGTTCACGTAATCCGTAGCCGCGTCCGCCGCGTCCTGGAGCCATGCCGCGTCGGCGGAGTCCTGGAGTCGCAGATAGTTGCGGACAT